TTTATCCATTAATCCCATATTCTCTCCTATAATCTAGTTAAAAAGTATGCTATTAAAACAATAAACATACCTAGTATTATTCCTGTAATAAAACAAGTTAATAAATCAAAAGTCATATTATAACATCTTTTTTATTCTTTGTCTAACATATTTTATATCTGGTGAATGAATAACTTTGTATGCAAAACTTCTCGTGTATGAAGGACTTAATCCTGCATGCTGACAAACCTGCTCAAAATTATCACACGTAACACCAACACTACAAAAAAACCATGATATGGCTCTGTCTTTATTTACTTTACTTTTTTTACTTGTAGCATCTAGTAAAGCTTGTAGTATAACTGATAAAAACAAACCTCTTTCAGGAGATTCTTTCTTGTTAAATTCTACATCTAAAAATATATCAATTGTCTTTTTCATTATTTACTATGTCATGCAACATATCTATTGCATCTTTTGCTTCAGATGCTTTATGCACTAATTCAATAACATCTTCTACAATCTTAGGATGTTCACCTACACCTACAGGATTGTTAAGATGTATCTTAATATTTGCTAAAGCTTTATCTCTCTCTGCTGTATAGTGAGACATAACTGCTTCTAATATATGTGTTTTTATTGCCATGTTTTTCTCCTTATTACCATTCTAATATCTCTTCTACTCTAGGTTCTTTTGAAACTTGTGTAAAATAAGTTGGACCTTTTTCATACTTGAAAGCACGAAGTCCTTTACCTTGATTAGCATCAGACCAACACTCTCTTTTATGAGCACAAAAAACACAACCAATAGCAAGCTTCCTATTCCCAGAAACACCTTCAGGAATATCACTATAACATCTATCAGGAACTCTTTTAGAATCCAAAGCACCTTTGAGATACTGTACTCTTTCTTTTGCATTTATCATCTCCATATCATGCACTCTTGTTAGTGCAATGTTACCATGTTGTTTATCTATTGCTAAGAAGTAAGCTTCTTTAACACCATTACCCTCAGAATATGCAGATATTTGTGCTATATATCCAAAAGGGTCATCATCAGCTAGTCTATTATTAGCAAACTTTTTAAAAGCATATCCACTAGCACTTTTACAGTCTACTAATATACCATCTATTTTACAATCTTGATGTCCTTTAATACCTTCTACCTCTACTTCCTTTTGTTCTTCTGTAACTGTATGTCCTGCTACTCTAGATAAAAGTATAAGTAAATCTTCTAGTATATGTCCATATAAAAATTTAATTCTTGTTGATGGAGCTAAAGGTCTAGCTTCTGAATTGGAATGTTTATCATACCATAATTGTCTTGTAGGTTTACCTATAGAAGACAAAGATAATTTTCTTTGTTTCTTTGGTTGTTCATTTAAAACAATTTTAATATTGTTCGTTACATTTTTTGTAAACTCTTTTAAATGTTTTTCTAAATCTTCTTCACTTATTTTATTAACAATACTTGGTTCAAATAAGTTGTATATATCTTCTACTAATGTATCTATTGTCTTCATGTAATTAAAATGGGGAGACCAAGCTGATTACTGTACGTTGGTTTTTACCAGAACTCCCCATATCCTTTCTTAGTTAAGAAGCAAACCTTGCATCTGTATCTTCATTAGAAACAAAACCATCAGGTACAACATCAAATGCGTTATCAGCATCTGCGTCTGCGTTGTAAGGAATTAAGTTAGTAACCTGTACTGCCCTTAAATCAGCAGACACTCCAGACTTACCACCAAACTCCCAGTCATATGTAGAGTACAACACATTAACCTCTGAACCATTACCAATTAAAGTATTAATCATGGCTCTCTTCTGTGCATCTACAACCTCTGGTGCTTTGTTTAAATCACCACGTTTGTTCTTAACTTTTCTTTTAATGGTAACAAAGTCTCCTCTGTCATCACCTTTATTCTTAACACTAAGACCATCTTCTTGAGCAATCTTTTTATTCTTTGAATCAAGATTACCTACGTCAACAGTCCACACACCATCAGAATCAAATGTTGTGTTTGGGCTTGTTATGCTTGCCCAATAAGCATTTCCTTTTAATACACTCATAATATTTCCTTTCTAAAAATAAAAGTATATCAGAGTTATTCATTGTTGTCAAGATTTTTTAACCAAATAAATGTTTTATTTAATTCAACAACTTTAAACATTTCTATTCTTGATATTAAATCTTTCTTTCCTTGATAACTCCTACCCCAAACTTTATAGTTTGCATTTCTAAATGAAGCAACTCTCTTAGTTACATCAACAATACTTTCACACATATCTCTAAGTTGTTTAGTATCTGCAAATACAAAGTCTTCTTTACGTTCAAAAGCAATGTAGTCAGATTTACTATATAGCCAACCTGAATCACCCATAGTATTTTTGAACTCCACTACAGTCCATAAGTCATCAAATCCTTTTGACTTATCTGTTC